GTATCAATTTAAAAAAGGGATTCAATGGAGGTTATCATTATAGACGACTACAAACATCTGGAGATCGTTATGATGAAAAACCTTTAAAGAATAGATACTCCCACGTTCACGATGCACTCCAATATTTAATGATGGGAGCTGGTGAAGGAAGAACTATTCTATCAGGAAAGCAAACACAGAAATCTGTTATTGCTAAGAAGGAATGGGATGTATTTGCAGGGCAAAAAAAGAAAACTAGGAAAGTATGGGATCTATTCAAAAGGAATGGCTAGTTTATTTCAGCGATGCTAGAACTGTTAGATATGCTAAATGGATTTGGTGGTGGAAACCAAAACCAGGATTTAGACATTGTGGAGCATTACATTACGATACTAATGTAGAAAAATGGCTTCATGTAGAGTTTAACCACGCAGGTATTGAAACAACTATCCTAAGTCCAATAGCTGCTGAAAACTTATTTGATAAGCTTTATGATTTTGAAATACTTATTTGTCCTAAAAAAAATGATTGGCATTTAATGAGAATTAAAGAATTGTCCTGCGTATCATTTATTATGAGGCTCATTGGATTTTACCGATGGTGGATCATTACCCCTTACCAGTTATATTGTGCGTTGCTTAAAGCTGGATATTCGTCATTTTGGCAGAAAAGGGAAACCAATGCCAAAAAAAACAGCTAGAGAAATTTTAGACAGAATTGAAGAACTTCACAATGAAGAACAATCTTTATTGGATGACCTTAAAGATATTCTATTTGCAACAGAAGATGATGAGGATTTTGATGCTGATTTTGACGAGGAAGAATTAAACTAATGAGTAATGACGGTGGAAAACAAGATACAGGTTCTGATGCAGGATGGAATAATGTCCAATCTAAAAAAGATTTTAATAAAGACAAAACATGGGAAGCTAAATCTGACAATCAAGTAAAACAAGATATTAAAACTAGAGAAGAAACTAGAGCAAGAGAAACAGAATTTCAAAATTATAATAAACCACCTGTAGAATATGATGGGCCTATTGGAACAATTAAAATGTTAAATTGGGTAGGCAATAAAATTAGTCAATCTAAATTTGCTAAAGATACAAATTTAAAAAACAGAACTTTTTTTACAGATAGTGTTTTATCTAAAAAAGGTGTTTACGATGGTAATACAAAATTATCTAAATCAGAATTTCAAAGTTTATCTTTAGAAAAACAAAATGAAATTTATGGTAATTTTATGGAAGATAGAATGTCAGGAAAAACTGATGCTTACGGAAATCCTATTGGTGGCAATAGACGAGAAACTATTAAACATAAAAATAAAGATGGAACTTATACAACTAAATCAGTTTGGATGGGTGGCAATGATAATGACAACAATCAACAAGTTAGACTTACTAACGAACAAATAACAAAACAAACTGAAGAAGCTGAAGAAAAAGATACAAGAACAGAAGAAGAAAAAGAAGAAGATTATAAAAAAGTAAAAGGATTAAAAGGATCTAGATCACTATTTGGTAATGCAGGTGGTCGAGGTTATTTTGATCCAGCATAACAGGAGATAAAAATGGCACACGAAACTTGGCATACAAAAGCATGGATAAAAGAAAAAATAAAAGAAGGTAAAGAAAAACATGGATCAGGTTATCCAGAAACTGATGCACAAATAGATTTTATTTATGGGCCAGGTTCTGTTGATAAAGAAATGGAACGTCTTGGAAAAGAAAAAAAAAAGAAAAATAAATAATGGCATACATTGAAACTGAAGATACACAAAACTATGGTCTTACAGACAAGGTTACTGAAATACTTAAAAAGTATAAAGAAGCCCAAAGTGTAAAAGATTATTGGAAGGATAAATTCGAAGAAGCATATGAGTATTGTTTACCTAATCGTGAGTCTTTCTATGACGAATCCCCAGGTCAAAAACGTACCGATAAAATTTTTGACGAAACAGCTGTGGTCGGAGTACAGGAATTTGCATCAAGACTCCAAGCAGGAATTACACCTACATTCGCAAGATGGGCAGACTTTCAAGCTGGATCAGAAATTCCACCAGAACAAAAACCAGGAATAAATCAAGAGCTAGATAAAATTACAGATTACGTTTTTCAAGTATTACAAACATCTAACTTTAACCAAGAGATACATGAAGCATTTATGGATCTTGCTATTGGTACAGGAATACTTCTTGTAGAAGAAGGTGATGCAATTAATCCAATTAAGTTTACTTCAGTACCATTAACAAGAGTTTGTTTAATGAATGGCCCTGATGGTAAGATTGATACAGTTTACAGAACAAGAACATGTAAACCAACTGAAATACATTTATTATATCCTAAAGCAAAATTACCAGAAAATTTTGATCCTTTAAAACAAAAAAAAGATATTAAACTTATTGAAGCTATTTATAAAATTTACGAAGACAATGTAGAAAAATATAAATTCTGTGTTGTTATGGAAAATCCTAAACACATATTATTAGAAGAAGAATATTCTGGTGATGGATCTAATCCTTATTTAGTATTTAGATGGAATAAAGCATCTGGTGAAGTTTATGGTAGAGGCCCAGTATTTAATGCAATGGGTGCTATTAAAACTTGTAACCTTACAATTGAATTAATATTACAAAATGCACAAATGTCAGTAAGTGGTGTTTATACTTACGAAGATGATGGTGTAATAAATCCTGATAACATTTCCCTTGTACCAGGTTCTTTAATACCTGTAGCTCCAGGTTCTAAAGGTCTATTGCCAATTCAGGCAGCATCTAACTTTGATGTTGCCCAATTGGTATTAAATGACATGAGGCAAAATATTAAAAAAGCTTTATACATGGAAGCTCTTGGAAGACCAGAAGGTACTCCAATGACAGCAACAGAAGTTTCAGAAAGAATGGCTGATCTATCAAGACAGATAGGTGCATCTTTTGGAAGACTACAATCTGAATTAATTAATCCATTATTAAGAAGAATTATTAGAATTTTATCTAAACAAGGTAGAATAGAAATCCCTAAAGTAAATGGTAGGGAAGTTAAAATAGCTCCAAGATCACCTCTAGCACAAGCTCAACATTTACAAGATGTTGCAGATGTAACTAGGTTCAATGAAATAATTGCAGGTACGTTTGGCCCACAAATGATTAACTTAATTGTAGATCAAAATGAAACTGCAAAATATTTAGCAGAAAAAATGAACCTACCTGAAAAACTTATTAGAGATGAGAACGAGCAAAAACAATTAGCTGATCGTATGACTCAGCTACAACAATCAGCACAAGAAGGAGGAGAAGTTCCACCAGGAACGTAGAATGACATGGGATGCACTAAACAAAGATAAACCTAAAATTACAACAAGCATAGATGGTTATTCAAGATCTACAAAAGATGAGGAGATCTTAAATAAACATTTCGCCAATGTATTTAAAGGTGATGAAGGTAAGAAGGTATTAGAATACTTACAATCAATAACAACGGAAGCTGTTGCTGGGCCTAATGTTACTAGCAACCAATTGTTTCATATCGAAGGTATGAGATTCTTAGTTGGAATAATAAAAACAAGACTAAAAAAAGGAGAAAACGATGGCAGATGATAATGCAAATGCACCAGTCGCCACAGAAGAAAGTTCTGAGGTAACTAAACCTGAATATGTTCAGGATAAATTTTGGAACGCAGAGTCCAATCAAGTTAACATAGAAAATTTAGCATCAAGTTATAATTCACTAGAAGCTAAACTAGGATCAAGAACAGAAGATCTAACTAAACAAATTAGAACAGATCTTGAAGCAGAAAAGCTAAAAAATGTTCCTGAGAGTTATAAACTTAATGTTCCAGAAATGGATAATACTAAATTAACAATAAATGAAGATATGCCTATAGTTCAATGGTGGGGTAAAACTGCAAAAGATGCAGGTCTATCTCAAGAACAATATGATGATGGTGTTAAAGCATTTGTTAATAATGCAGTAGCTAACTTACCTAATCCAGAGCTTGAAAAACAAAAGCTAGGAGATGCAGGTAAAGAAAGAGTTGAAGCTGCATCTATGTGGTCTAAAAAACATTTAAGTCAAGAAGGCTTTAATACAATACAAGATCTAGCAAGTACAGCTGATGGAGTTAAAGTAGTAGAAGAATTAATGAAACTTACTAAAGACTCTACTATGCCTTCATCTAATACAGCTATTGATGCTCAAGCAACTCAAGATGATTTAAAAGCAATGTTAAATGATCCTCGATACTGGGATTCAAATAAACGAGATCCAGGTTATGTAAGAAGGGTAACTGAGTTGTATGAAAAAGCATATAAAGGACAATAAGTTTAAATATAAAAAATTAAAAAAACCTCTTAAGTGGCTTGATTGTGTAAGTCAAACAGGTTGGATTTCATTAAAACAAATGGAAGCTGCTAAACCTGTTACTTGCACAACAGGTGACTTTTGGATCTATAAAGAAACAGATGCTTTTATTACTTTGTTTGGTACTTATTCTCAAGACGACAACGGTGAAATAGAATTTGGTGAAGTTATAACTATTCCTAAATATTGGATCTAAATTGTGCGTTGCCAACTATATGTTGTTTAGAATATCTCTAATTTTAAGACCTTTAGAATGTTCAATGATTGCCCTTCTTGGATAACAATCCCCTGCATTAAAAAGATAATCGGTACATTAACAATAACAAACAAAGGACACAATAATGGCAACATCAATAACTAATGCCTTTAT